TCTTTATTCCATTCATCATTAGCTTTGATTTTAGCATCAAACTCAGCATCTATTCTTGCTAATTCAGCATCTATTCTTGCTTGTTCAGCATCCAAATTTGCTTGTTTTTTTGCTGCTACTTCTGCTTCAATAGAATTTATCTTATTATTAAGCTCTATTTGTTTAGTTGTAGACTCAGCTCTAATGTCAGCTAGGTTTATCAATAACTCTGCTTCTTTGTCTAAATCTTCTTGCATATTTTCACCAAGAGCCATATTTTTCTGTTGTATTCTTAAAGCTTCTTCTGCATTAGCTACTCTTTTATCAAGTAAATCATTTTCTATTTGAAATGCACTTTTAGCTGCGTTTAATCTTTCTGTTTCAGATTTGGTTACATCTTCAGCTATTAATTTTAATGCTTCAATTTGAGCTCGTCTTTGTGCAGTTTCAACATTTAAAGCTCTTTCACTATCTCTTAATGCTGTAAATGCTTTCTTGAGTGCAACAGCTTGTTTAACATCATTAGCAATTTCTTCACCTATTCCTGTAAAAGCTCCTTTAACATCTGTTAATGCGCCCTTTACATTTCCTTTAAAAAGCTTTACAATAGCACCACCAAACTTAGATACTCTATCAACAATAACACTTACAGCAGCTCCTATACCTGCAAACGCTACTTCTAATAACTCAGCTCCTTTTTTAGTTTTTGTTAAAAATGTAACTAAAGAACCAAAAGCAATTAATAAAATCCCTATTCCTGTACTCATTATTCCTGCTTTAATAGAACCAAACATTATCTTAGCAGACTTTCCTGCTGAAACAAAACTTGCTTTTACACTATTTAAAGAAACCCCCATAACTTTAAATTCACCTGCTAAACTTGACGCATCTTTAGATACATCACCTATATTTGATTTTACTTCTGCTTCTATTACTATTTTGTCTGCCATATCTTTATTTTTAAAGTGCTACTCCTGTTTTTATTTGTGTAAACCTTATGTTACTACACCATTCTATTGTTACATCTGTTGCTCCTCTTACATCTATAATAAAGTTAGTTCCATCAACTGTTGCTGTTGGTCTCCAATTAGTAACTGTACCTGAACTTTTAATTGCGTCTCGTTCTCTCGAAACACTTAATGTTCCTGACTTATTAATAACTACTCCTCTTTCTACAAAACTTGCAAAATCACCTGTAGAGCCTGTTCCTGTTCCACCTACTCTTACAGCTAATACGTCAGCGTGAAAATACATAGCAGTATTTACAGGAATAGTAAAGTAATTATCTGTAATATTGTTTAAATAACTATCAACTGTTCCCCCTGCTGTTGTTTGTGTTCCATAGATTAAATGAATACTTTGTCTTTCAGCTAAATTATCAGTTGAAGCGTTACCCCCTAAGACTATTGAGTTATCAGCTGTAGCTTCTCCTAAAGTGCCGTAGACGTTAGCATTGTTTACTCCGTTTGCTATTTCATTATTACTTCCTACTATTATGTTGTTTCTTGATAAACCTTTTACTGTATTATTCTCACCTATTATTTGAGTATTATTTGTTCCTGTTTCTGTTGTATTATTTGCTCCTTGTATTTTGTTACTTTCGTTACTAAAGCTTCTGTTAAGATTTGTGTTAAATCTAAATATTGAGCAAGTTCCTGAAGCCTTGTCATAAGTATATCCATAAGCTTCACATTGTACTTGGTTAGGAATTACGGCATTTGTTCCGTCAGTAAAGATTACAATTCCTAAACTTGAAGTTGATAAAGGTTTTACATCAAACCCTGTTAAATATGGTATTGTTGGTACTCTGCTCATTATGGTATAAGTATAAATTCTACTGTTGCTAAGTCGTTTGGTTTGTAATCTATTTTGTTTACTCTAAATGTTCTGTTCTTGATAAATACGGTATCATTAAATTTAAAAGTATTAATATCTGAAGGATTTAAGTTTACTTTCAAATTCATTATTCTTGTGTCAGGATTGTATAATTCATTATAATAAGGCAACCAATACAAATTGAATAGATTACTGTTTACAGGTGCGCCTACAGGCGATACTAATTGACATTCTCCAAAGTGAAAGTCCCTAGAACCTGTTACTGTAGGAATATCTGTTAAATGACTAAATTGTAAAAACTGAGTTTCAGAAGCGTTACCTACTACACCATTTTGAGCAGGAATACTATAAGTGCAAGTTGTTAAAGTTTTAATTCCATTTTCAAACATTATTCTAGGACTATTTTCAAAACCTTCTGAAGTGTCGTCTTGTGGGTTGTAAGAATAAACAGCAGGTGTTATAAAATCAGAATATTGACTCATTAAAGGCTTTACAACTGTTGCTGCAAAAGGTTCTGCAACTATTTCATCTTCTCCTGATAATATAGTAAAACCTGAAGCATCATATTTCTTGCTTCCGTATAAATGCCCGCCTACTGAATTTTTATAATTCATAAAAGCAAAATCATCTTCATCTTCTACAAACTTAAATATAGTGCTTTTGTTTAAATCAGTCAAAGGCAAAAGCTTCATTTCTGAAACATCTATCTTTTCAGTCCAATCTAAAGGCTCACTATCGTTATTTAAAAATACATCTCCATAAGGTTCTATATTTATATTGCTAGGGTTATCTTCATCAGGTAAAGTAACTAAGTTAAACATAGTCAGAAGTCCTTTTAAGAAATCCCATTGACCTAACTCTCCTCTTAGTGTTCCTAAAAGTGTGTCTGTTGTTGTTTGCGCTACTGAAGTTGTTATTGTTATAAGTGAAGGTGTATTCGAAGGAGATAAAAAATCATAAACGCCTTCTAAATCATAAGTTGTTAAAGAAGATTTAGCTTGACATAAAACAGTATCTCCTGCTGCTAGTGGTGGTGTAGTAAAACCTCCTGAATACATAAAAGAAAAATTTGTAGTAGTTGCAAAATCAACTGAAACCCCATTAACAAGCCATTCTACTTCTAAAGTTTCAGATATAAAAGACCTTTTAAATTCCATATCATAGGAAAAAGTGTAAACTTGTCCGTCTTCCTGTGCTGTAAATACTCCTGCTGAATAACCAAAGTTTGCGTTTAAAGCAGTACCACCTACTGAGGGAAAGTTCATCTCATCAAAAGGCAAAGTCGTAAAAGATGTAGCAATACTAAAATCATTAGCTTTAGTCAATTCACCACTTGAATTGAATACTACAGGAGCGTTATCAGAACCCCAATTAAAGTCCATAAAAAGCTTTCCAAAATCTGCTGTATCAAAAAATGCACTTTCATAAGTAAAATCTGTTGCAGCAAATATTCTGTCTATTAAATACTTAATATTGATAAAAGGTCTAAACGCACTTTCTAAATTAGGAAGTACAGGGTTTCCACTAACACCAACTGTAAATTGATGACTCCAATCTACAAAAGGGTATTTAACACTTGCAGCAGTTCTAAAGCCTGAAGTATTAGAATTTATATAAGTTACTCCTGTTACACCCCAAGTAGCTTGAATGTTTGTTAAATTGTAAGCGTGAGTTAATTCTGTAAAGTCTAAATCTGAGAATGTTCTCTCTCCTAACACATCAGCAAACGCAATAACTTCTGAATAAAGATTTACATTGTAGCTTATTTCTCCTTCCTTATCTGAAATGTCAATCATTCTTAAATAGCCTTCAAATAATAAAAACCCGTCTTGTTTTAGTATTGCTTTTGTTTTTTTATAAGGGTTAAAATTAAGCCCTGTATCTGTTCTTGTTACTTCAAAAATATTGTCAAAGATTTGATTGTTTCTTTTTGTAGCAGGAAGATTAAAAGCCTTTGAATATGACTGTACTTTTTCAGCTACATTTTTAAAGTCATCTACACTAAGACTAAGAGGAATATCCTCATCTTCATAAAGGTCGCAAATAACTTGACCGTCTTGCAGGTCTGTATAAATTGTAGTTGGAGTAATACCCTGAGGCAATACAGAAATATTACTTATTACAATATTAGCAGCAACATTGTTGTAGTAACTTATTACTACTGTATCATTTGTACTTTGAGCAGTCCAAGTATGTGTGATTTGACTTTGATTGGCTGCGTTAGGAACTGAATTAATAAGGGTAGTTCCGTTGTAAGCTCCTATTATAACAGAACCTGTTCCTGTTGTAGACAGGTCTATTGTCATTTCATAAGTCGTTCCTACTACTAATCCTGATAATTTTTGATACACTCCTGATAAGGTCAGTGTAGTAACTGAATATAAAGTTAAGTTGTTTGTTATTTCTGTTGGCAAAGTTGGTGTTCCTGTTGATGTACTTCTAAACCTAAACCAAGTATTAACAACAGATGGTGCTGCGTTAGTCAAAGCGTCAACTATAACACTTGCAGCACTACTATCATAACTACTAGAAGTGTTTATTGAATTGAAGTTTATTCCATCAACAACAAATTCATTAGCAAATGTAGATATTGAGCTAAATTGCCCATTATGACTCTGAGGAAATACTATTAATTGTACACTCATTATACTGATTGTGTTCTTAGTGTTTTACTCTTTTCTACTTCAAAAGTATACTGAATTAGTTTGTCGTTTGCTACTGTCTTCTTTGTAAAACTTGAAGTTGTAAGTCTTACAGGTTTTACATATTGATTAAGTGCTGAGAATGTTCCGTCTGTTTGATAACCTTCCAATATATAAACTTCAGGACTGTTTATTAATTCTTCAAACATTTCATTCTCATCTGCACTTATATAGTCTGTGTTCATTTTTATCTTTTCAGTAGCATTAACCCTAAAGGCTTTCTTTCCTCCTTTATAGCTGTCTACTCTGTAAGCTGCTTCATTCCAAGTTCCTGCTAGTTGCTCGTATGTAGAGCCTTTAGTTGATATGCTTCTTACTGACTTCTTAGTAAATGTGTAGTAATCCCATACCCCCCATTGATTAAGCCAACAAAGTCTTATAGACTCAAAGCCTTTAGTATCAGGACAATTTATGTTTATAGTGTATTGTTTAGCTATTCTATTACTGCTGTCATCAAAAGCCTGTATATCTATAGAGCCACCCTGTATTGTTCCTGCTGAAACTAACGCTTGAAAAGTAGAACTCCAATTTTGTAAATTAGCAGGAAAACAGCCAAAGAACAAAAGTCTTGATGATATTTCTGAACTGAAAGTAGTATAAGCTCCATTTGCTACTGTTCTATTTATACTTTCATTACCTAACGCACTTCCTGAGTCATCATAGTAAGTTAATTTTATATTATCTAAATTATCGTTAGGTGCTAAAAAAGCAAGTGTTCCGTAATCTTCCAAGTTAGCATACTGAATAGCAGGTGCGTTTGTTAAGAACTTATCTGTTTGTGAAGACAGATTAAATTTACTCAAACTAAATCCAAAATTATTAGCAGTTCCACCTGTTCCCATTGTAAGAATATCTGAATACTTTAAGTACCCATTGAATAATTGATAATCAACTGACACTGCAAATAAAGCTTCAGGTGTAACTACATCACCATTTGCGTCTGTGTATTGTGTTTTAAACTGAATAGTAAGCCATCTAGCACTTTTTTTATTTTTAGAATACTTGTCTATTAAATGTAAAGGGTGAGGTGTGTCATCAGTTGTTGTAACGCCTTTATACTCACTAAAGTTTGCAGCCATATTATCAGCACTAACATAATTTTCAACTACTTGCTTAAAATCAAATATACCTACTCCTGCATTGTTAGGAGTTGTTTTAAATGTAGCTGTAGGAATTGAAGTTATAGTTACTGAACTTGGTGTTGTATTACTTATATAAACATCAGCAATAAATCTAACGTTAGTGAAGCTTGCTACTATTGTATTATTTGATACTACAAAAATAACTTCTTGTCCTACAGGAAGTTGAGTGTATAATGGTTTTTGTTCTATTAGTGTTGCCATTTTATTTTACTGTTGTTAATCCGTTAATTATATCATCTTTTACTGCTCCTAACATTTCTTTTCCAAACTGCTTTAAACCTAACATCAAAGGCTTCTGAAAGAAACTTATCCCTTGTATTCCTTTTCTCTTAATGCTTCTAGCTATTAAAAAAGATATACTTTTCCTAGACATAAATCTACCTTTTTCGTCTCTTGGTGCTATTCCTTTTTTTACTATCCACTTATCAAGCACTCTACTAGGTGGTTGCTTTGTAGTGTACTTATAAGGACTTGAAATTGTCCTACCCTTATAATCTTTAAAACTTCTTTTTACTTTAGTTCCTGAAACTCCCTTATCTACAAAAGTACCATATCTATCCATATAGAATTGAACGCTAAAACCTTCAGGAGAAGTGATTACTTTAAAGCTTAATGACTTTTCTAAATTAGTACCACCACCTTTAGCTTTTTGTAAATTACCTTTTGCTCTGTTTACTACTTGCTTACCAAAGCTATTAAGGTATCTTTCAAGAGCTTCTGTCTTCATTATACTAGACCTGCAAAGATTTCTACTTGAACATCAGTTGTTGCTGAAGGTCTTACTTCTACAGTAACTAAATCTTGCAATGTAGGAAAAGCAGGGCTTGCGTCTTCTTCACCAATTAATGCTTCTTCAGCTTGGAATAAGATATGAGAACCTCCTGCTCTTACTGTTACTTGATAGTTTGTAGCTGCTGTTACAAAAGCTACTTTCATATCTTGGTCTGCACTTAAATTAGTGACTCTAAAGTATTTACAGTTCTCTACATCTAAAGCTCCATCTGCTCCGTGAGGAGTTGAATTAAATACTGCTACTGTTGTAGTCTGTGAGTGCGTACAAGTTAATATTCTCTCGAATACATCTATTATACCTGTAGTTGTTAAAGTGTTTGTAGAACCTCGGACTGAGCCGTTAAGCACTACATTTTCTGTGATTGTTGTTGTTAAATCTGCCATTTTATTTTTTATCTATTTGTTTAAGTTTATTTATTGCCCAATTTACACCTGATGAACCTCCCCAAGCATCCCACATAATACCTCCACATCCTTCTGAGTAAGGCACGTCTTTATGTTGTTGATGTCTTTTAAATGAAGCCATTCTTGCTATTGTATCTCTGCTAATAGGTTTTCTGTCTGCTAACTGTGCTGAACGAGTCCAACCTACTCTAGTTCCACAACTGCTTCCATTTTCTTCTTTGTATTTTCTTGCTCTTTTAGCATTATTTGTAGCTGCTTGAGGATAGTCATTATAACTTTCAAGCTCTATGCTTATTGCTTCTAGCTTTTCTAATATGTCTTCGTACTTCATAGCTTAATTGTTATTTTAAATTTCTTCCATCCTATTTGAACTATTAATCTTCCTATCTTAAATTTGAACATTAGTAACCTGCACCTCTAATATTTGCAGGAATATCACAAGTCTGAAAGTCATTCTGAACTAATACTCCTAAGTTAAATACATACCCACAACACAAATTGTCAAAGCGTTCTTGAAATGGCTCTATTGTAAATTGGTCTTGTGTAAAATAGATAGGTTCGTTAATATCATTTACTCCTTCTATTGACTGTCTTGAACTGTGCCTTAACATACTTATTATGTCTGTGCAAATACCTAAAGTCTGATTGAATACTTCTTGTTCGTTATTCTCTCTGTCTACTAACTTAGTTAAAAGTGCGTGCTGTTTAGTTTGCCAATCTGACTTTTCAGAAACCATGTCCATGATAAAGATTTGAAAGTTATATGTTAATTGACTATCACCTGTATTTACTGATGTTGGGTTTATATGCATTAAAGGAAACTTCTCCATCTTTTCAAGATTGATGTCGTAAATGTCCCCTACTGAAGTTGTGCTTATTTGGTCGTGATACTCGCCTAGTCTTAGCAAAGTGTTTACTACATTATTATAAGTCTTATTATTCACCATTTCTTTTTACTTTATTTTGTGAGTTTAAGTCTGTTTCATAACTTAACCAAGTTAAGCACTCTAACAATCCTAAATTCGTTATTCTTTCTAAGTTTACAATCTCTCCATTTGTCAATCTATACATAACACCAAACCATCCCCATTTCTCGCTAAAGCTTTCAGAAGCTATTGCGTCTTCATTTCCTTCAGCAGCTCCATCGAATACAATTGCAAAATCTCTGACAACTCCTTCCCTAAATTGTAGAAAAAAAAAAGAGCTGACTGCACTTGTTGAGCTGACATCTTTCTCATTTCTTCTGTTCTAAGCCGTATGTTCCCATCATAAGCGTCAATAATATAAATATCATTCTTCTTTTCTTTTATCGGTCTATACAGAACAGCCATTACTTCAGGCAAGTGCTTTTCTATTCCACCCTTAATAAAAGTCTCCAAATCGGCATACTCCCCTAATGTTATGCTATCTAAATCAGGGTGGAAGCCGTACTCAATACCATCTATTTCAATAATCCTTTTAAGCTTTGTATCTTGCTTATTCTGTAGCTCTGCTATCCTACTCATTATAACTGCTACGTCTGACAAAGCTAATTCCTTAACTAACTGCTTAGGAATATTAGATAAAGCCGCTATTGTTTCAGTTGCTTCTTTAGTCTTACTGCCTGTTTCAAAATCAATAAGTTGCAACCATTTTTCAAGAGTTACATCTTTCCAACTGTTAATCAATTTAAACTCTTTTACCTTACCTTCCTTTTTGACTTTTACTTTCATCTGTTATATAATAGAAATTTGTTGTTTTTAGTTTACTGTACGTAATACTTCCCTGCATTTGGATTGTCTAGGTGATAAATAACATTATACCTAACACCATCAATAGCGTGATTAAAGTTGTCTACAAATAATTTCGAGCCTTTGTCAGCGTATATATAGTTATTCAATTCTTTAGCTATGTTCGTACTCTCAGGAGTTATGACAAGCTCATAATCTAACATTCTAGTTATTCCGCTTTCGATAGTTCCTTTTTTTACAGGTTTAATGTTTACTCCTAAATGTCTAAGGTCTGCAATTAGTCTTGGCTCTGCGCTATCAGCTATGATAAGTTTGTTATCTACTTTGTCTAGTATGATTTTAGCCAACTCATTTGACTTAATACCATTCTTGTATATATGTTCTTTTAAATATATCTTACGCTTTCTTTTATCAATAGCTACTTCAGTAAGACTGTCAGGGTCTACACTAAAACCAAAGTCCATTCCACAAGAAGTCTGAAGTCCATCAGGATTAAATTCTCCTATTGACCAATTCTCAAAGACTACTCCTTCTGCTTTGTCTAACCAACCCCCTAAGATTTTGTGTTGATACTTTTTAAAGTTTCTGTGCTTTATGCTCTTAATACGCTCTAGGAAGCTCTGTGAGAGGTTTATTATATTATCTAGGTAGCTAGTATGTATATAGCATACATTGTCTTTAAAGCCGTTAAAACCACCCTCTACACCTTTGTCCTCAAAAAACCTTTTATATATCCAATGTTCTTTTGTGACAGGGTTTAATATTAATACAACTCTATTGTGTATTGTCTTTTCTCTAATACTTAAATCAATAGTGTCAAATATATTCTCATCAACAAGTTCTTCAGCTTCATCTAATACCCAAGTGCTTATTCCCTGTAAAGATTTTAAACTAGCTGTTTGGTTACCTGCTGAGGTTCTAATTCCTCTAAATAGAATGTCTGATTGATTGCTTGTATTTACTACTTCTGCCTTATTAATACTAAAGACTTCATCAAACCCTAGCAGCCCTATCTTTTCCAAGAACTCAGGAATGATTGATAAGTGAGCTGAAGTCATTGTGAAACGAGTAAAGAGTATTCTTATTCCTTTAGTCATTGTAAGTAAAGTAAGAAAGACTGTAACAGCAAAAGACTTCCCTGAACCCCTACCTCCTGTTATAATAAAGTAACGAGCATCAGAAGAAAATAATGGGTTGTATTTTTTATTCAGTATCAGTTTCTACAAATGTTATTATAGGCATATTAATTGCTTTATCACCTGAAGTTATATCTACTCTGTTTGTTTCATTCCAACCAAGTCTAGTCTTAGCAGCGTGTATTACAACTGAAGGCACTTTATCTTTTACACATTCATAATATTTTGACTTAATAAAGTCTTGCTGTATGTTTTCTATTTCTTCAACCTGAGCTTTAAATTCTTCATCTTCTTTTAGCCACTTGTAAAAGTTTGTTCTGCTTAAGTCAGTTGCTTTTAAAGCTGTTGTTATTACTCCTAAAGAACTTTCTAATGCTTTAAGTAATCTTTCTTTGTTAATCTTTGTTCTATTTTGTTCCATTATTTTTTATGTTTTTCTTCTAATATTACAGGCAATGTATGTTTCCAACTTACTCTATGATGTAATCTCATATTCTTATCACCCATTAAAGCTACCTTAACTGAAGAAGGTTGAAAGATAACTGAGTAAAAAGATTTTATGTAAGTTCCTTTATCTAAATATATATCAGTCATACCACCTTGCGAGCTTTGAGTGCTTGCTTGTGTAATAGACAATAATGGTGTCGTTAAAAATATATTTCCTTTTGATGCTTGATTTGTATATGTATTTACATCTTCATTAATTCTTCCCTGAAATTGAAAAGGTCTTTTTGTTGAGCATATAAAAGTATTCATACATTTTCTTCTTAGTTTATAGTCATAAAAAGCATTGCCAATTCCACCAATATAATCCCCACCCTGTGCAATTGCTAGACTTTGTACATTAATAGTTTTATAGTAATTTAATAAGCTATCCAAAACCTTATCTAATTTTGTCCTAATCTTATAGTGTCCTTTTGGTCTATTTCCTTTGTCATTAATTCTAAAATCAAATAAAGAATAATCATCATCAAGTTGCATAAAATAAGTAATCCCTAAATCTTTAGCTATATTAAAACAAGCATTTCTAGCATATACTATTGCTCTTCTATCTTCAAAATTATCTGCTTCATCAAAAGTTTTTGCTATTGCTTTCTTATCAAACATTATAACTTTATCACCAAAATTCTTATAGTATTTATCTGCTGACTTATCTTCATTGTCAATTATAATGTAAATATTTCCCGTATATCCTGATGTTTTAAGAGTATGATAAGTAATTACATTATCAGGTCTTCCGTGTGTCAATATAAAAACTGCGAAATCTTTATTCTCCATATTCTTCTGCGTATAATTCTTGAACCTCTTTACTTAGCTTAACATAACCATTTTCAATAGCTTTATTAAAATCAATTATAACTAAAGCACTATCTTCCATTAACTCCTGAACTTCTTTATTTGAGTGAGCATAGAAGTCTGCAATACTTTGATAGTTAAATACTGTATGCCTATAAGCAGCTTTTATTAAGAATTCTTTTTCTTCCTTTTCTATATTAGAAAGTCCTATCTTTTTTATTAGCTCTTTTACTTTGTCTTCATTGTAAAGTTCTTCTTCTTTTGGCTTTTCATTTTTAGGTTCATAAGTAGGTGCTTCAATATTCTTTGTGTAAACTTCTTCTTCTTTTACATCATCTTCATTTTGCCAAACATCTAAACCCCATTCAGCAAGTTGTACACTATCCCATTCATTAGCTAACATATCCCATTCCCATTCTCCAAAACCTACATTGTCTTTTACGATAAATTCTTTCTTTTGTTCTTCAGTAAGTCCTTCTGCTACTTCTATCCATACTTCTTTTAGTCCTGCGTCTTTACTTGCCTTTAATCTCATATTGCCGCCAAGCACCATAAAGTCCTCATCAACTACAATTGGTCTTAGCTTTAGCATTTCAGGAAATTCCTGTATTGACTTCACTAGCTTTTTGAACTTATCGTTTTTTATTATTCTAGGATTGTTAGGGTTTCCCTTTACTTTGCTTATCTTAACTTGTTGTTTCATAGTGTATAATAGAATTTTTGTTAATTTATTTAGTAGTCTTCATTTACTCCTCTTGTTCCTATTAGCTTTTCTTTTGCTCCTGCCCAAAGCTTGTCTCTTTGTTTACTTAAACTAGGTTCTGTTCTTTTAAGACTAGGCATTCCGTCTGTTGGTTCTGAGTCCATCCATTTACCGCAACTGCATTGTGCTTCTTTACAAACCCACTTTTTATCTCTTAGGACTATTGTAGCTTTGCCAACTTCTTTTTCTTCCTTACCGCATTCGCAACTATACTTTGTCATTATGTAATCTGTCTAGTTCAAAGTGTAAGTGATTAATTGCTTTCTGTATATCTTGTTCAGCAGGGTTGCCTTC